GAGAGTGTTGTTGATTTGAACGAGGATAAACTATTGACGACAGATGAATTTATTAAAATTGCAACCGAAAAATGGAATGGTAAGTATACATACGATAATGTGGATTATAAAGGATCCTTTATAAAAGTGATGATAACCTGTCCGTTACATGGTGATTTTCCTCAAACACCGAAACATCATTTACAAGGTAGAGAGGGATGTAAAAAATGTAATCAAAAACGTAAACTATCTAAATTCGTTCAAAGGGCGCAGGAGATACATTTTTTTTATGATGATGATGGGAATAAAATACCAAAGTATACATATGATAATGTTGAATTTATTGATGTTAAAACAAAAGTAAACATAACCTGTCCAATACATGGGGATTTTCCTCAAAGACCATATAGTCATTTAAAAGGACAAGGTTGTGATAAATGTTTCAGGGATAATCAATTTTCTAATACTAAAGATTTTATTAAGAAAGCGCAGGAGATACATTTTTTTTATGATGATGATGGGAATAAAATACCAAAGTATACATATGATAATGTCGTATATGTGGATTATGACACAAAAGTGATGATAACCTGCCCTATACATGGGGATTTTCCTCAATCACCTGTGAATCATTTAAGTAAAGGTGCTGGGTGTCGTAAATGTTCACATGATGCATTAAAATCAACTACCGAAGATTTTATTAAGAAAGCGCAGGAGATACATTTTTTTTATGATGATGATGGGAATAAAATACCAAAGTATACATATGATAATGTCGTATATAATGGATCTTTCGTGAATGTGATGATAACTTGTCCAATACACAGTCCAATACACGGGGATTTTCCTCAATCACCTGATAAACATTTAGGAGGTAACGGATGTCCTTGGTGTAATGAATCAAAGGGAGAAAATAGAATTAAAGAGATATTATTTGAAAAAAATATTAAGTCAATTCCATTTAAAAAATACGATGATTGTATTTCATATAGAACTAAATTAGGTTTGACTAAAAGATGTTACAAATTAGAATTTGATTTTTATTTATCCGATTATAATACGTTAATCGAATTTGACGGAGTATATCATTTTGATGAAAAAAGACATCGTAAACCACAAGATTATATAAATCAAGTTCTAAACGATAGAGAAAAAAATGGATATACTAAATTAAATGGTATTAAACTTATTCGTATCGGTTACTTTGACGATAAAAATATAGAAGAAGAATTAATGAAGGGACTTGATAGTAATGACCAATTGTATTTAAGTACAAAATATCCAATTGATAAAGGGTGGAGAGACACAACTATTAAAGTTTAATATTTATACATAATGAAACTATTAGATATTATATTGGAAAGAACGGAATCAAGGTCAAAAGAACAATTTTTAAATGACATGAAAAATCTGTTTCCTTATCGTAACGGTTGTCTTTATGATTTTGGTAATCAAGAAGTTTTCACAAAAAACTCAACAGTTAATGTCCAATGTAAAAAACACGGAGTTAATTTCCCAACAAAGGTTGAGTATCTGTTAAAAGGTCGTATTGGACCAAACGGATGTGAGGGATGTAAAAAAGAAGGTAGTTTAAATCAAACTAAGTCAACTAAAAATGATTTTTACTCTTATGTAAAAAACATATGGAAGGATGAGGATGGTAATCCTTTATATATCTATGATAGACCCGGTTTAAAAAGATATACAAGTATTAATAACGAATTTGATTTTTATTGTCCGAAAATTGGTACCGATGGGAAACCTCACGGTAAACAAAACATTGCAAACGCACAACTTCATAAATACCAAAATGTTGGTTGTAGAAAATGTAAAGAGGAACAAGGAATTGTTAAACAAAAACCAACCAATCTTTCTCGTGCGGAGTTTATACGAAAAGTTAAAGAAAGAATGAAATTATATCATATTCCAATAAGTTGGTATGATTGGAAGGGAATGGAATATTCAAATCCGTCGAGAAACTCTAAAATAAAATGTTTAAAACATAATGAAGAAGTCACAAGAGTAAAGGCAAAAGATTTTTATGATGGAATACCTTTATGTTCTGAATGTAATAGAATTGCGGTTAAAGAAAAAAACTTCATGAATAAAATTCATGAACTATACAATGATAGATTTGTTTTAATATCAGATTATATTGGAGGAGATTCACCAGTTACTCTTGGTTGTACATTACACGGGAAAACACCATATCCTATCGAGGTAAAATCCCCCTCATCAATTTGGAAAAGCACTGAAAAATTTGGGTCAATAAAATGTAAAGAATGTGATAGGATTAATAGTTTAAATAATTACAAAAGAACATTTGAAACCGCTCAGTCTAATAGATCAACTGAATATACTTACCCAAATATTGATAAAGAATTTATTAATGGAAACACAAAAATACCTATTGAGTGTCATGTAAAGGGATCTAATGATAGAGAACATGGAATGTTTTGGCAAACACCAGCAAATCATTCCACAGGTCAAGGTTGTCCAAAATGTCAAGAATCAAGAAATGAAAGACATATTCAAAATTTATTAAGTAAAAAGGATATAAAATTTGAAACCCAAAAGAAATTTGATGAACTTGGAGATCAAAAATTTGATTTTTATTTACCTGAATACAATGTTCTTATTGAATATGATGGAAAACAACATTTTGAACCTACATTCGGTAAATCGGAATATACTAGACAATTGAATTATAATATATTATATGAAAGTGATAATATAAAAAACAAATTTATTAAAACTAATAAATACGGTTTGGGGTTGATCCGTATTCCACATACCCTTAAAGAAGGTCAATATGATAAATTATTAGAGAACGCATTACAAAGAGTTGAAAAAAATGAAATAGATCCTCTCGGTGATTATCCAGAAAGACAATTACCTAAAGAACCGAAACACAAAGATAAAATAAACGAATCCAGATTATCGTTGATTGATGTAATTGATGATGTTATTAAAGAACAATCTTCAAATGGTAAAGACCAATTGAAGTGGTTAAGATCATATGTCTCATCACCAATGTATTTGGAAAGATTGAAAAAGGAGTTCCCTGGTAAATCTGATGAGTTTATTCAGAACGAAAGAAACACTCGTTTGAATAATTTGAACAATATGGAAAACAAAACTCATTATGTGAATAGTATTGGTAGAGAACCTCAGTATATTTCGGGTAAAATGATTCCACAAAAAGATGAAGGTGAATTTTATAATATTAAAACCGGTAAATGGGAACCTGACGTATTAAAGAAAAGTCCTAAGGGTATTGATAAACGAGGTCATGTCTATTTTGAAAAGGAATATCAACCAAATAGTTGGTACCCATCTAAGGGATTTGAAACAATACCAACTCATGAATATGGACACATTGTGGATGATGGTGGTCAAAGAATCCCTAAATTAACAAAACAAAAGATTTTCAATTATACAAACCAAAAAAAAGATCAATTAATGTATAGGAGTGATGGTATGGCATTTGATTATCTTTCTACTCCCTCTGAATTTATTAATAGACTCCAATCAGTTAGATATTTGTTAAATAAAGTAAAGATTTATAATCCATCAACAAATAAGTTTACCGAAAAAGAGTATAACTTAATGATTAACAATCCCACCATAAAAGATAATCAACACTATCAGGATATTATGAATACATTAAAAGGTAACGAAAACGATAAAAAGAAATACTTCATTGACCTTATGAATAGTGTTGCACAAACAAACGGAACTAATTCTACGTCAGTATAAGGAGTTTTCTCCCCTTTATAATATTTATATGATATATTTATACATATGAGTAAAAGAATAATTAAATTATCAGAGTCTAATATTAAGAAACATATTAAAAAAGTTATTTCTGAGCAACCTAATACTAATAGACAACAAGCTCAATTTGGTGGACAACAACAAAGAGGTCAAGGACAGATACCTCCACCACAAAATCAGACACCACCACCACAACGTGGACCTAAATTTCCAGTTAATCCTAAATTAACTCTCATTCAAAATATTCAGAACTTGGAGAGAGCAATGAGAAGACAATTAACACCACAGGAAGTTAATAAAATAACTTTTGATTTGAACAATTTAAAAAGAGCACCTAAACGTACAACCACACCTACCGTGGATAAGAATGATTTAGCGGGTATTGATAAAGGTGAAGGTCTAAATCTATATCATGACGAAGCTCAAAAAGAGTTACGATATTCTGCGACAATAGATAAAATTGTGAAAAGTGGTTCAGGATTTGACGTATTTGTTAGTGGGGATTATGAATTTGCCGATAAATATTTTCATTGGGAACCCAAATCACCTTATTTTCAGGCGTTTGTTAAATCAACACATAAACCATTAACATGGTCGTATAGTGGTAAAACATATACTGAGAAAGTGTATAACAAAGAATTTTCAAGTGTTTTACAACAAAAGGTCCCAACTCCACAACCAAATAATGGTATTGATTTTGTATCGGGAAATGTTAATGAACAAAACGCGGTGGATTTTGCACCAGTGGCTGGACCAACTAATTACGGGACGGCAGTAGATAAAATGAATATTATAAAAGAAAAGATTATGGGTCAACCTGTAAGATTTTTTATGGATAAGGAATTAAAAACTCCAGCATACAACGGGGCAAATTTTACATTTTCTAAGGTTGAGAAAAATAAATCTATATCAAGAAGATTTAACATTTATTTTAAGGAATTTAAAGATCCCTTAAATTTTGAGTGTGGGACATTTGAAGATGCTTTTTTTAGATCATCTAAAGGTGAATTTTTGTATAATGCAACATTATACAAATATCTTACCACAGCACTTTGTAACACTACCATGTCAGATGACGGTAAATTAAAATCGGTTCCTAATGTGAAATACGTTAAAAACGATACACAAGGAGCTCCAAATCAAACAGATAATCAAACGTT